GATAAGTTCCGTGAACTATATGAACGTGCAGAACGCAACACACGACTACGTAAGAAGGTTGTCAAAGCAAGTGATCTATTCAGTTCATTCATGGAAGAGCGTAAGAATACTGGTCGTATCTATTTACAGAACGTAGACAACGCAAATGATCACGGTAGCTTCATTGCTGAGTTAGCACCTATTCGCCAGTCAAACTTATGTGCAGAGATTGATCTACCTACTAAGCCTCTTAAGGCATTAGATGATCCAGAAGGCGAAATATCACTGTGTACGTTGAGTGCTATCAATTGGGGTAATATCAAATCACCAGCAGACTTCGAACGTGTATGTCGTTTAGCAGTACGTGGACTTGATGCATTGTTAAGTTATCAGAACTATCCTATTCTTGCCGCTCAACTGAGTACAGAAAAGCGTAGACCTCTTGGTGTTGGTATTATTAACTTTGCCTATTGGCTTGCTAAACATGATCTAACATATCAGAACATCGGTAGTGAAGGATTACAGTTAGTTGATGAGTGGGCAGAAGCATGGTCGTATTACCTAATCAAAGCAAGTGCTGATCTAGCAACTGAATTTGGTGCACCTTCAGGTAACATGGAGACTAAATATGGACATGGCATTACGCCTAATCAGACTTATAAGAAAGACCTCGATGAGTTGATTCCACACGTTGAGCGTATGGACTGGGTAACATTACGTGAGCAGTTAAAGGATACGGGCATACGTAACAGCACATTGATGGCTCTTATGCCAGCAGAGACTTCAGCACAGATTGCTAACGCTACAAATGGTATTGAACCACCTCGTTCATTGATATCAGTGAAGCAATCAAAGCATGGAGTATTGAAGCAGGTTGTTCCTGAGTACAAGCGTCTGAAGAACAAGTACGACTTACTGTGGGACCAAAAGTCTCCAGAGGGCTACTTGAAAATTATGGCAGTACTGCAAAAGTATATCGATCAAGGCATTAGTATCAACACTAGTTATAATCCCATTTTCTTTGAAGATGAGAAGATTCCTATGAGTACTATGCTACAACACATGCTAATGTTCTACAAGTATGGCGGTAAGCAGTTGTATTATTTTAATACGAATGACGGTCAAGGCGAACTTGATGTCAGTAAAATGATGGGCGAAATGCCCGAACTGGAGCAATCTGATATCGATGACGAAGATTGTGAGTCTTGCAAAATATAGTACTTGACATGTCCTTCGGGGCATGTTATATTAACTATACGCATATTGTAGAGGGATATAAATGAGTGTTTTTGATACTGCCAACAAGGCAGACCATACTAAAGTTTTAGCGTTTTTTGATCCAAGCGGTGGTCCAACCATCCAGAGATATGACACTCTAAAATACAAAACGTTTGATAAGCTGACTGAAAAGCAGTTAGGTTTCTTTTGGCGACCAGAAGAAGTTGATGTTACCCAAGATAGTAAAGACTTTCGTGGGCTAACTGAGCATGAGCAACACATTTTCACAAGTAATCTAAAGAGACAGATATTGCTTGATAGTGTTCAAGGCAGAGCGCCAGTAGAAGCATTCTCGCCTATCGTATCTTTACCAGAGATTGAGAATTGGATTCAAACGTGGACGTTCAGTGAAACTATTCACTCACGTTCTTACACGCATATCATACGTAACGTGTATAGTAATCCAAGTAAAATCTTCGATGAGATGATGGACGTTCAGCAGATCGCAGACTGTGCAGGTGACATCTCGAAGTACTATGATGATCTCATTACAATGAGTAGCTGGTACAATCTATTAGGTGTCGGCACACATACAGTCAATGGTGAAGAAGTTGTTGTTGATCTGTATGAGTTGAAGAAGCTATTATGGCTTACATTGATGAGCGTTAACATTCTAGAGGGTGTTCGTTTCTACGTATCATTTGCCTGTTCATGGGCATTTGCTGAATTGAAGAAGATGGAAGGTAACGCTAAGATCATTAAACTGATCGCACGAGATGAGAACTTACATCTAGCGTCTACTCAAATGCTACTGAAGGTTCTCAAGCAAGATGACCCAGACTTCATTAAGATTGCAGAAGAGACAGAGGATGAATGTATTCAGATGTTTGTTGATGCAGTAGATCAGGAGAAAGCTTGGGCAGAGTATCTATTCAAAGACGGTTCAATGATCGGTCTTAACACTGAGTTACTGAATGGTTATATCGAATTCATTTGCCAACGTAGAATGAACAACGTCAATCTCAAATGTCCATACACTAAGGTTAGTAATCCTTTGCCGTGGACTAATAAATGGATTAGCGGGGCAGAAGTTCACGTTGCACCACAAGAAACTGAGATCACTAGTTACGTAAGTGGTGGTACTAAACAAGATGTCAGCACTGACACGTTTAAGGGGTTCTCTCTATGATAGAGATTTACGGAAAAGATCAGTGTGGATACTGTGACATGGCTAAAAAGCTGTGTGAATCCAAGAATTTGGAATACAACTACTATCAGTTGAATCGAGAGTTTACACGTGATGAGATGATGGAGATGTTTCCAGATGCTAAGTCTTTTCCACAAGTAAGAATCGATGAACGACATATTGGTGGTTACAAAGAGTTGTGGACCATATATGAATAAATGGCAGAGTGCTTATATGGATACAGCAGAGAGGTTCGCTTCTCTGTCCACTGCTGTCAGACTACAAGTTGGGACAATTGTTGTAAAGGACAATCGAATCATTTCTATCGGATACAACGGTATGCCAGCAGGCTGGGATAATACGTGTGAAGATGAGATAGACGAAGAGTTATCTAATGGAACTACTTCGTATAAACTAAGAACCAAAGCAGAGGTCATACACGCAGAAGCTAACGCTATAAGTAAGCTTGCTAGATCAGGCGAAGCCGGTTTGGGTGCAGACATATATATAACTCATGCTCCTTGTGTAGAATGTGCTAAACTTATTTACGGTACAGGAATAGCTAGAGTATATTATAAAACGAAGTACAAGTCTGATGATGGAATAGAATTTCTAAAGTCATGCGGAATAGAGGTTGAGAATTTATGAAGAGACAAGATATAGTTTGTAGTTATTGTGATAGTGAATGTACAGTAGAGACCATCAATATGGAAGACCCTATACTTTTTTGCCCCATCTGTGGCGCTGAGGTCGATATTGAAGAGGATGATATGGGCGATTGGGATACAGAAGATGAAGCCTGGGATTGAGCATGTGGACCTTAAACGAAGTAGAGTTCACTAGCGAGATGATTGACGATTACGTGGGATTCGTATACGTCATAACACAACTTCACAATGGCAAGAAGTACGTAGGCAAAAAGTTATTTCAGTCTAAGCGTACTTTGCCAGCACTTAAAGGAAAGACAAGAAAGCGAAAGGTAACCAAAGAGTCAGATTGGATGACTTACTACGGGTCAAGCGAAGAAGTTAAGCTACTCGTAGAAGAGCAAGGACCTACGGCGTTTAAGCGAGAGATTATTCACTTGTGTAACAGTCGTGGCGAAATGGGATACTTAGAAGCTAAGGAGCAGTTTGACAGGGAAGTCCTTTTGTCTGATGAGTATTTCAACGGAATAATAAACTGCAAGATTCATAGAAACCATGTGAAGGGATTAAAAAATGAAAATGGATAAACGTATTAGTAATATCCTTGAACACGAAACAAGCAGACAAGAGTTAACGGTAGAGCTAATCGCTAGTGAAAACTTTGCAAGTCAAGCTGTGATGGACCTAGCAGGTAGTGTGTTCACTAATAAGTATGCAGAAGGCTATCCAGGCAAGCGTTATTACAACGGCTGTGAATATATGGACGAGATTGAGCAACTTGCTATTGACACCTTGTGTAAACTGTATGGTGCGAACTTTGCTAACGTACAACCACACTCAGGTGCAAATGCAAACACAGCAGTATATCAAGCGTTCCTCAAACCAGGAGATACTATTCTTGGCATGGACCTAGCAAGTGGCGGACACTTGTCACATGGTAGTCCTCCTAACATCTCAGGTAAGGTATATGATGCACACACGTATGGCGTTACACCTAATGGGTTTCTTGACTACGATGAAATTTTAAAGAAGGCAGTAGCAGTGCGGCCTA